AACTTGAGGTATAAAAAAATTACCTGAACTATATGTTTGTCTATCAGGTGCTGAGTAAAATGTTGGTGCGTTAAATATTGACATTATTCATCCTTATCTGATGATGCTCCTAAACTTGGCATCTTTGCTACTTTAATTTTTACAGATCTTGTTATGTCTTCTCTTACAGTATCTGTATCTGGATTGTTAATATCGTCTTCTGCTTCTTTATCAGAGCCATATTCTTTACCAGTTTTAGTATTTGTTAATGTTATCTCAGCTTCACACTGGACAACAGGTACTTTTTTACCATCTACCTCTATATATTCGACTGATCCTTCTTCTTTAAATGACATATATTATTCCCTATTTATTTGTAACACAGAAAGCACGATATGTAACCTGTTTCCTGTGGCTGCCGTGGCCTTAATAACCTCACTCTCTTGTAGGACTATTGGCTGTTCTAGCAGTTCTATTGTTGTATTGGCAGATACAGTCTTAGTTTTAAACAAACTAAACACGTTTGAAGACGCATCTGTTAAGGTCAAAGTTATAGTATCAGCGTTTCCCGAGTCCTCAGATACTAATATTGATTTTATTATACCAGTTGTTGATGCAGGCACTGTATATACTACGGTTTCTCCGTTAGTTGTTAAGTCTTTTTTAGCGTTTGTAAATACGTTAGCCACCTATAAACCAGGATACTCGTTCCTGCTCCTGTTTTACTTCATCTAAAAATGTAGAATTTAGTTGATCCTTCATAATAGTCAAAGCTCTGTTAATTTGTTTTTGATTTGATACATCATATTCTTCTTTTGGTTCTGGTAATCTTATATTAATTTTAGCCATTATCTTCTACCATCTGGTTGTACATCTAATTTAAGAGTGCCAAATCTCCAAGACTCACTAGCTGTATCATTTTCTATTTTAATATTTATATATCGTCCTCTTGCTCTAGTATCTTTTTTAATTGTAGTAGAGTTGATTGTAAAAGGACTTAATGCTGTATTAGTTTGAGTTTCTTGTGGGTATCTTTTTATACCTAATGTTACTTTAGCATTACCTGCCAACGATTTAAAATCAGGTACAAATCTTCTCATCTTCATAAACAGTTCTCCAGCGACTGCTGGTGCTATAGGGTTTCTAGATCTTTGTTCTATATCAATATCATATGATTTAATAAATGATGTAACAGCTGTTGTTGATCCATTTGGATTTACTTGATCTGTGCCTACTTCATGTTCAAACAATGTTGTTTGTCCTAATCCAGACTCACCTACAATTACAGGAAACGTACCACTTGAAGATACGTTGTATTTAGTTGCAAAAGGTTTTGGATATATAGTTGCATCAACCCAACTTGTTCTGGCTTCAGTGCCAGTATACCAGACACCACCAATCATTTTTATCATTGAGGATTCACCAAAATTAAGCACAACATATTTGTCGTTATAGTCAGAACCTGAACTTGGATACCACCAAATAACTTCTGTAAATAAATTATTTAATCCAGCATTAATTTGTTGACCTTTGGTAGTGTCGATATTTTCAAACACATGATCTTCAACTGTGCATGGTAATGATTTGACAGTACCATCAAATGCAAAGAAACCTTTTGGTGACATCCAATAGGCAACACCATCTATTTCTACAGCTGCATTTTTACCTATCAATCCACAATTTGTTCCTACTTGTTCAAAACCAAATGTAAATGGTGCACCAACAAATTTCATTGTATACAAAGCATTGTCAGTAAATATTAGAATTGTTTCTTTTGCTTTTAGTGCACCCATAATTTTTGTACCATCTTGTAATCTTTGTGTGCCTGCAGTGTTTGTTGCTGTAGGTGCGTAAGTATTAATTGCTTCTTGATCTGAGAATCTTATAAACATATCATCTTGTGTTGCTGTATTTCCAATTGTTGTTTCTGTTGCAAGGTGTATTAAGTGTCTTGTTGTTGGTGATACAAGTGTAATCCTACTTGCTGTTGGGTTATTATTAGTTTCAAAATTAGATGTAGTAGTAGAAGCTCTGTTGTTTAATGCTGAAGCAGCACCACCATTCCATGTAAATGTTTTACCATTTGCAATCGTTGCAATTAAAACTTCTCCAAAATTATCTAATGACCATAAACCAGGTTCTAGAGATACTTCAGAAGCTGTTGCAGCTTCACCCCAGTTACCATCACCCCAACCAGCAACACCCCAACCATATCCATATGTTTGTGCTCTTGGTCCTACAGGCTCGTAAGGTTTTATACTTAAACTACCGCCAGTTGATACTGTGCCAGATGCATTACTAGATTGTGTGATTGTAAACGTGCTTGACGTTGGAACCGTTATAACTTGAAAGTTTTTATCTTCAAAATCAGAATTACTAAAACCTGTACCACCTGGTAAAGTAACACTAGCTAATTGTACAATATCACCCACAGCTAAATTGTGAGCTGACTTTGTAATTGTACATGTAGGTGATCCATTTGTTGTTGCTATTGTTGCAGATGTTAGTGTTGCTTTTAATGGTGTAATATCGTGAAGTTTACCTTCAAAGTATATTAATAAAAATTTGTCTGTACCTATAGCAACATATCTATTACCTGTTAAATCTGTAAAAGCGTGCATTGCTCTTGATACACCTACTATAGTATCTGTAACAAGTGATGACCATCCACCAACTTTTTCTGGTAGGCCATATCTAAATCTAACATTATCAGAATCAACCCAACGGTTTTCTGCACCAGAGTCAGAAGATTGTTTGTCTATTCCGGGGAGAAATTTGTACTCAACAAGAGCCATCTGCTAGCTCCTATATTTTATCTTTGTATGCCCAGCCTCTTGTTGCATTTACATATACTAATGTAAAAGCTGAGCCATTTACACTAACAACTAAATTAGAAGCTGCCCCTAATATGTTTGAGCCATTTCTTGCAATTGTAAGATTGTTAGAATTAACATTGTTTCCACTATCAATAAATGTAACTTCATTACCGATAGCAGGTGATGCTGGTAGGGTTATGGTTACTGAACTATTAATACCGCCTGAAGATGTATCAACTAATAACTGATCTCCATCTACTGCAGTGTATGCTCCTGGTACTGTGTAGTACCCTTTGTTAATTAAACCTTTATTTACATTCGTACCATCTGAGTACACTAAAGATTTAGATCCGATTGGTAGAGCTATCCCGGTTCCTGATACGGTCTTAACTGTTAGTGTATAATTGTTAGAAGATCTAGCTGTAGCATCTTCGACAATAAAAACTCTTTCCGCAGAGTCAGGCATAGTTACTGTTCTATTAGCTGCTAGAGTGCCAGTAAGTTTAAAGTATAAATTTTTACCGTTTGATACGGCGTGGTTTGATAATGCCAAAGCTACATCACTAGCTGCTACGTCAATAGCTATATAACCACTAGCTGCTTGTTCTAATATTTGTAGGTTTGTATTTGTAATAGTACCCCAGGTTCCTGATTTTTCACCCGTTGTAATTAGTTCTAATTTTAAATCACTTGACGTGCTTGATGCCATAATTCTCCTATGGGTTTAATGGGTCAATAGGCACCCATGTCCCTGTTGCGTTTGGATCTATATCGTTCCAAGATACCACATTAACAGTACCATTGGCAAGATTAAATCTGTTGCCTGTAGGCCGAACTCCAAACCCTACTGTTGTATTTCCTATGCCAATATTGACTCTATTACCGTTTGGTAGCACCACAACGTTTTGAATACCTACTCCGGCAAAAGTCGTAGCTGAAAATGATGTAGCTCCAAAAAACATATTATGGTATCTCCGTCCAAGTTTGTGTTGCGTTTGTAGGCACTGCTTCCCACATTCTTAATGTTATATCAGATGTGCCTAACTTCAGTCCTTCACCAGAAGGTAGCGCTTTAGCTTTCGCTAATACAGTTACATCACTTGTGCCTATATTAAATCTCTTACCAGATACAATTGCAGTTGCATTTGCTTTGGCTGTTGCATTACCAAGAGCTACTTCAAAACCATTACCAGTAACAGATAAATTACACTTACCAATAATTGTAACATTACCTATACCGATATCAAATGCGTTTGATGCTATAGTTGGCACAGCACCAGCTTTTGTAGTAACCGTTCCTTTAGCTATTTCAAAACCTTTTCCTGTGACTGGCACATCTTTAGGTATGGAAGCTTGAGCATTACCTATACCTAATTCTAAACCGTTACCTACTAAGACTTCTCTAGCTTTACCAATAATAGTTACATTACCAGTAGATATATTTACTCGATTACCTGTGACTGAGAAATTAGCATCTCCAGCTATTGTGGAGTTACCAATGTTTACATTAATCCTTGATCCAAGGACATTGACGAAAGCGTTAGGATTAAACCCTACATCTGAAAACGCTGCTGCGGAAAAGGGGGTAGTTCCGAAATACATGCGAGATTACCTCGCTGTACATGGAGTGTTGTTACTTCCTACTAATGGTGCTTCTGCAAATGCTGCAAAGTAATAAGTTGCAGATGTGTTTTGATTTCCTCCAGTTGTTCTAAGTTTAAATCCATGTGAAAGAATATCAAGTGCTGTTGATTGTTCAGTAGCAGTAGTATCAGGAAGTAAATATTTATCTGTTTGGTTATAACCTGGTCTTTTAGTATCAACCAATGACCAGCTAGCACCTGCTGTATTTCTTTTCATTAAAACCCATGCAGGTTTAAAACCAGTGTAAACAAATGTACCGTCAGTATTATTATTTCCTCTATATACTCCAAATCTAGAAAATCCTGCTTTTTCAGCAAAAGCATAACAAATGTAGTTTTTGCTACTACCATTTGATTTACTATCAGTTCCTAAAGTTATTAGAGAAGAAGTAGGTGTGGTGCTATTAAAAACACCTGATGCTGCTTGTTCATTATTTGTAGTATTTAAATGAAAAACAGCAGCATTACCTAGAGCTACGTGATAAACAATCCAATCAGTGCTGCCATCAGTTCTATTTTTTATAAGCATAAATTTTGGTACAGCACCTAAACCATGACCTATAGTTGCAGTTGAACCTGTGCCAGTATAAGTCGATACTGAGATTCCAGCTGTCGTATTAACTGAAGTAGCTGTTGTATTTATAGATCCATCTGTGTTGCTAGAACCTGAACCACTTCCTGCACCTTTCCAGCTCCAAGATACATAATTAACGCTGTTTCCATTCCAACCACTATCAGCATTATTCAATGTAAATCCATCAGTATCAAAAGATGAAACACAACCTGCATTTTGAGCTTCTGCATTACCAGTATTTGATGTTAAAAAATAATCTGAACCTGTTAAAAGAGGTGAATGTATTCTATGTGAGTCTGTAGCACTTCTTGGTTTTATCCAAAGAAAATCAGGTCTAAAATTTACGCCAGTAATTGCATGATTACCACTCGCATTACCAGTATAAAGAACTGTATTAAAATGAAGACTAGATTTATCTATCGGTGAGTATGGCATTATTCGTTTAACCCCTTTGTACACATTGCAGTATAACCAGCTGGTACATCGTATTCAAAAACACCATGGTTACTTGCGTTAGTTCCAGCAGAAGCTACTGCTGTTGTTCCAAAAAACCCTTGACCAAAATTACATGATATTGTTCTAGTTCCACTTGTTCCAGCAACTGAAACTCCAAATATATAATAATCACCATAACTGCCTTGTAAATTTGATAAAGCATATCCTCCAGTTCCTGTGCTACCTGAGGTTGGGACTCCTGAATTTAAAAATACTCCATTTTTAGACCAATATACGTAACCATTATCTATATCTAATGCTATTCCAATAATATCATTTTGTGCTGCTGAACCATAACTTCCTACTGATCCACCGTTATAATAAAGTGCTGATGCTCCTGGTTGATAAGCAACACCATCAGTGCCATCACCAATATAATCTAATGATGCACCAGTTCCTAAAAACACATTTTTAAAAGCATTTACAACACCAAAGTTTGTATAGCCTGATGCAGTTTCTAATTTAAACTCAGCATAATACTTACCAGCAAAAGCACCAAACGTTGCTAAACCTGGTTTATAACCAGAGTTTGTTTTTGTAATTGTCAAACAACCTTTTGATGTTGGAGGTGTTGCAGATAACATTCTATTTAATATAGGAAAATTATTACTAGGATTATCTTTAGTGTCCATTAAAGTTCCACCACTAACTGTAAAAGCGTTGGAGTTTGGAGATTGATCTGTAACTCCATTATCATTTTTTAAAATAAAAAAACCATTTATACCATAAGTTACAGTTGGATTAGTTTTGATTTTCCATTCTCCAGTTGCTGCATCTGTTTCACCAAAGACTGTTGGTGCGTATGCTTGACCATCTACAAAATGTACATGAGTCATACAAC